AGTGGTCACTAACACGCCTTAAGTGGCACTTAAGTACTCGTATCTACCACTAAAGCGTCGTAATGTGCACACAGGCAAAGACAAGGTTGCATCTACCCACCTTAAAGGGATTAACTCCCTTCTTATTGTTACTTGATGAGGTTTAACTCTCTCATCCTTGTCACTACGTGCTTGGAACTTATCCTCCCGAAGTTGGGAATGAAGTTCAATCTATAGATTCGATAATGGCCTCGAATCTCCATATACTCTCTGACTTCATATAGATTATCGAAGCCAGCCGCCTTGAGCTTACGATAGACGAAATGGGGAAGGTGATCCATGCTGATCTCCTTAGTTAGAGAGAATAGGGAGCTGCTTAACTCCCTATCTCGATGAATGTTACTCGACGCTTGCGTCGGTGAACACTGGACGCTGCTTACCGTCCTTGGGGCTGATGACGTTGTACACCACCCAGATACGCTCTCCAGCATCGATCTTCTTCTGGCAGAGTGGGAGGTAATGCTCCGTAGCGGCCTGGAACGCTTGCTCCTCGGACTGGAACCTACGGAATGACAACCGTTTGCTTCCATTGTCGAAGGTCAGCGTCCAACGGGCGGAACCATCGCCATAGCCATCGACTCCGACTACAGCGGACTGGAACTTACGTCTGAACTTGGCACTCATTGATCTAGCTCCTAGGTTAAAGTTAAAAGGAATGCGCTGCGATCTTACTGACCCACAACACACCCAACACAGAAGCAATGTGCACGGCGGTGGGTCTTGGTAACGGGAGGGGAGGGGCATGAGTGTGTTGAAGGAACTCCCCCGCCGGAATAAAAAGTGGGGGGTTTTATTGTTGGCTCAGGGCCATAGTCAGATCTATCATCACCCCCTTTAACAGAAAGAGAAATCAATAACAAAAACTAACCGCCCCCGTAAAACAAAAGAGGCCCACTTAATTCTTGTAAGTACCTATATATAATGTGTGACAGATAGGAAGAGATAGTGAGAGGTAAAGAGAGTTGGGGAAGTTAGTAACGCTGTCGGGCAACTGCGTTGCCCGTGGAAAACGTTGTTATATGTGAAAATAGGGGTTGACAGGTATTTGAATCCATGATATCTATATTTCGTTGTCCCCGCAGGAGCTTAAGCGGTGAAACATAATATACATATACATGACACACAACCTAGTCACTGACAAAACAACTAAGTGGAGATAAGAGTTATGGCTAATTCAAGTGGATTCTGGGAAAATCAAGACTATGGCGGAACTTCTGCCGGTCATTCCTTTATAAGTGGACGCTCTCCTAACAGGTATCACCTTATGCGCTTGCTGCGTAAGAAAGGTATGCGGGAAGTTGGTGAAATCTTGTTCACCGCTCTTGCAGAGAATACTCCTTCCGACTCAGCTAGTGTTACTATCAGCCAGCTTACTGCATCGGCTGATACTACTGATAACGTTCAAGGTGGTGTTCGTACTATTGCTGCTAAGGAGATCATGGGCAGTACCTTAGATGGTGGTGCTAGTGACACAGCCGAAACTGCTCGTGCTGCTACAGAGGCAGACGTAACCACTCTTAATGCTGAGTTAATCCCTAGTGGTACTACGGCTAATCGCCAACCAGCTACCTATCCTACTGATGCTTCTGGAAATGGTGGTGGTGGTAAGCAAGACGCTGGTAGGTAGACATGGCAGGGTTTAATGAGTTCCTAGACCTTCTTGGAGAGAGAAAGCCCAATAACAAGATGGGGTCTTCTCGCTCCCTTGCGGACCTCTTAACAGATGTTAGCGATATAGGAGCCTTTAACAGTGGATACTTAGATACCGTTTCTGGCACTCCTATTGATCCATCTATCTTCTCACAGACGGAATTAAGAAACGCAGGCTTTGAAGACCTAGCTGACCAAGGATATGTTGATCCTGCTGTTGATCCTGCTGATGATGGGCCTAAACCTGCTATCGTTCGGCCAGTAATACCAAGGCTCGAGACTGGTATAAGATCTTCGGTTCCTCAAGACGTTGGAGATAGAGATAAAAACATTCGTCCAGGGAGAGTTCCTGATAAGTTAGCTTCAACACAAGGACTTCCTCCCGGCGGGGCTGGGGCAGATGATGCTTTCGATGCCCCTGTTGTGCTAGGACCAGACCAAGGCTTCGGCGAAGGTGGTGGAGTAGATCAAGCCTTTCCCCAACGACAACAAGGTGTTGGTATCTTAGCAAGTGGACAAGCCGCTGGTCCTACGTTAGATACTGCTAGTGACACTACTAAGTTACTTCGTAAGGGTCCAGTAGCGAATAACTTGGTTTCTTCTCAGAACCAGAACCCTCTTGTTGATTTCTTACTACAACTACTCTCTTCCAATTCGGCTGCCGATGTTGATGACTTTCTTAGTGGGGGAAGCGGTGGTAACAATTCCTTCGTCCAACGGAACCAACGACTAAGCAATCCGGTTCAAGGAACAATTGCTCAGTCCATCCTTAATAGGAATCGCAGGCGTTGAACAATCTTCCTAGCGGAACAGAACCTTTAAGACTCGCTGATGGGACTGAGATAAATCCCATTAACGGTGCTCCTGTAGAAGAAGAAGTGCTGGTTGAAGTCCCAAACCTTCAACAAATCAAAAGGGAGATTACTGCTTCTCGTAAGAGGATCAGTGATCTCCCTCTTCCTCCTGGACAGATGAACACACTTAGTGTTATTCTCTCTTACTCCTTACAAGGAATAAGCGACAAGGACATTAGTAATGTATTGTCTATACCTCTAGAGCAAGTAGAGGCGGTCAAACAGTCCGATGCTTATAGTGAGTTACAGACTACTATCGTCAAGAGCATCCTAGAGTCTGACTCAGAGGATGTAAGAAACCTCTTTGTACAATACAGTCACCTAGCAGCGGAGTTCATGGTTGGTGTTGTAGCTAGTAACGAAGTAGGAATCGGAACTAGGATGTCTGCTGCTAAGGATGTCCTTGATAGGGCTGGTCAACGTCCTGTTGATGTGATAGAACATCGACATAGGATGGAAGGCGGACTTACCATTGAATACGTAGAGAAGAAAGACGACATCCCAATTATTGATGTTACTCCTGAGGAGTTCTAATGGCTGATAATCCCTTATCAAGAGGGCAAATTCGACCTACTCGTGATCCATTGGATGACGTTCCTAATGACGTTGGAGGTAGAGATGATAACATCCTTCCACCTACAAAAAAGCCGCCAGAGATGTTGGAGTTAATGCCTGTTATCGACCCATTAGCTAGAAAACAGATTAGACCTCCTACAAGAAAGCCTTTCCTAGTACCGAAGAGTACTCCAACAGAGGAAGAACTCTTTCAACAAAGATTAACTGATGTAGAGCAACAAGAACAAGTCAGAGAAGATTTTGCTCCTTTCTTTTCACATAAGTTTAATCAGTTAAGAGAGAGCAACCCAGGAGAAATAAGAAGTCTCCTTATGGAACAACTTATGAGTGCTTTCGATGAATTACCTAATGCTCATCCTAAACAAAAAGACTTCTCTGAGGAGAATGCTGATGTCCTAAAACGAATACTAAGTGACAGAGAACGAGAAGCATAATATCTGACTTAACGGAAGGAGACTAAGATGGCTACTGTAGTAGAAGTTGGTGGTAATGGTGGAGGTAGAACTGGTAGCGGGATAGAAAACAAACTTAGCAGCGTCAATCGTGGTGCTGCAACCGTTATTGCCAATCTCACTCCTAGTTACATTGGTGAACGCGCCCATGATGTAGCTTCCGACAGGAACTATGTAGGCAAGAGAGTTGATGGAGACTTCAACACTGATGTCCTTACTAGTTCTGATTGGGTAGTTGACAATAGGTAATGCCTACCTATCGAATCCATAAAGGAAGCCTTAACGGCAGATTCTTAGCCTCCCGCGTTAAAGTACAACTCTTTGGTGGGGGATTTGCTAATGGCAAGACAGCGACAGTTTGTATCAAATGTCTCCAATTGGCTAAGGACTATCCTGGCGCTAATATTCTTATGGCTAGGTCTACATATCCTAAACTTAATGATACACTTCGTAAAGAGTTTCTGAAATGGTGTCCTCCACATTGGATAGAGAGTTTTCCTAAGAGTGCTAACGCCTCTAATACATGTACATTAACCAATGGAACGACAATTAACTTTAGATACATTGCTCAACAGGGTAAGGTCGGCCACGAAGCAACTACTTCAAACTTGCTCTCCGCTACATATGATGCAGTTATTGTTGACCAGATGGAAGACCCAGAGATCGTCCATAAGGACTTCTTGGACTTGCTTGGAAGATTACGAGGATCAACCCCTTACATTGGTGATGATCCTACAATGCCTTCAACTGGGCCTCGTCAGTTTTTGCTTACTACTAATCCTACTCGCGGTTGGGTATATCGTAAGCTAGTCAAACCTATACATGACTTGTTGCCATATGATCCTACTACTGGAAAGAAGAAACGTCCTGTCATCAATGACGACTTACTCTGTGAAGTAGATGAGGATGGAAAGATAGTTCGTGGTGATGATGGAATGCCTATTCCGATCATAGAAGTACATGAGGGTTCTACCTATGAGAACAAGGAGAACCTAGAACCAGACTTCATACGTACTCTTGAGTCTACGTATAAGGGGCAGATGCGTACTCGCTTCTTGTTGGGACAATGGGCTAGTTACGAAGGTCTTGTTTATCCTGCCTTTGATGAAGGCGTCCATGTAATGTCTCATCACTCTATAATTAACTACTATAGACAACAGCAGATGAAGACACAGGCCGTTACAATCATCGAGGGCTATGATTACGGTCTAGCTGTTCCATTCTGTTACATGTTAGGTTTCTGTGATGATAAAGGCAATGTCTTCCTCATGGCTGGTGCTTATAAGGCTGAATTGGGACTAGATGCACATATTAATGGTGTCCACGATCCAGGCCAAGAAGAATTCCTTGGTATTAAGGATATTAGAAAAGAATACAACATCGAACAGAACATGATCCTTGCTGATCCTGACATCTTCCGTAGAAAGACAGTTGGAAAGAAGTTAGTCGGCAAGTCTATCTCTGACATGTTCCTAGAAGAGGATTTAGTCTGTACTCGTGGCAATAACGATATAGCTAATGGCATTGTCAAGGTTAGTCAGTATCTAGCTATACAAGCTAATCACCAGAATCCAATTACAGGGGAATTCGGTGCTCCTTATCTATATGTAAGTGATGAACTAGAATTCTTCATTGATGAGATCAATGATTACTACTGGAAGAAGAACCCGACCGGAGAACAGGTTGACCAGCCAGTAGATAAAGATGATCATGCTATGGACACTGTTAAATACATGTTGTCTAATCGTCCGCATATCTCTAAGCTGATAGTCAAGGCTGAACCTAAACAGGTTGGTTGGAGACAGTGGGGAGAAAGAGACATACAAGAACATCGTAGGGATACGAGACATGGCATCAGTCAATCCTAAGATATTACAAGCTCTTATAAAGAAGCTTTTAGGCGATTTAGATATCCAGCCCAAGGCGAAGGAATCTCCATTGGAAGAGTTGATCAAACAAGAACAAAATGTTCAGAGAAAAGGCCAACGGGATATTGCCAGAGAAGCTGAGATGGAGACAGGCTCTCCTATCCCCAGCCCCTCCGAATCCATCGAAGGAGTTGCAGCGAAACCCAGAGAAATGACTGAGCCACGCCCACAGGTTATCAATGAAATTACAGGAGAACTTGAGCCGACTGGACCTGGACCAGAATTCACTAATATAGAGTCTGGGCTTGATAAGAGCTTCTTAAGTAAAGAGCAACTACAGAAGTTGGAAGACATCCTAGTTGAGATGGAGACTCAAAACCCCTTAGCCGATAAAGCTACATTAGAACAGATGGCTTTGGAAAGACTGACTTCTACTAATATCCCCAAAGGAAGCCGCTTCCAAGGCAAAACGATTACACAACGAGAAAAGATACTAAAAGCTAATAAGCAAGCCGCCATACGAGGCGACCAGAAATTCATGCGAAGAGGAAATAAAGAACGCTTCGACCAAGGAACAGCGACTTTCCCCGGAGAGACTCCCCCAGAAGTCTTTGTACCGAAACCTAGGAAGAAGGGAAGTAGGAGTCCAACTGTTAAGAAGGGTGTTGGAGTATTATCTTCTCCGCGTCTAATCAATGCCGACAAAGTAGAAGCCCCTCTTTCCGATCCTAGAAGTTTTAGGAATCTTAAAGGAGATGAGAATCTAGCAAGGGAGGCTTTCAAAGAAGGAACAGGAGATAGAAGGCACCTAGCTAAAGATACACTTCCCGAACAGTCCATGATTAGTTCTAAAGCACAAGAATCACGCCTTGACCTATTTGGGGAAGAAAAAGCTAGGCTACAGGCTGAGGTAGCTGCTGAACTAGACCAATTCAAACGAGAGAACCCCCAATACAACCGTGGAGAACTTGAAGCTGTTCGTAAGAGCATGGAAACTAGTAAGGTCGAAGCAGCAAGTGTAAGCAAACGTATTGATGAGATAATGAAACAAGTAGAAGAGTTATTTGGTCGTATGGGAGGCTTTCATGTTAACAAGGGTACTAGAGAGATCAAGTCTACTACTCCTATCGCTGATATAAAGAAGGCAAGGTCTGAACAAGGACTAACTGAGGCGAAACAACGTTTGATTGTCCAACATGCCATCTTCTCCCAAGCCGCCGAACGTGCTAGGAAATCTGGAGACTTAACAGAGATAGAAGGCATGTTAAGGGAACTTTCAAGTCCTAATCTAGGGATTCCAGAAGGGGCATTACCTAGACTAGAAGGGCCAGCTTCCGACTTTGGACAGCCCGCTCCTAGCTTAGATGATCTATTTAATAGGAAAGTAATAGGAAGACCATAATGGCTGATGAACAAATCCCCGAAGAGGTTGACGCTGCAATAGATAGCTCTCTCGGTGAAGCTGCTCCTAAAAGGCGTAGCCGTAGACGTAAAGACCCAGTATATAAAGTAGTAGGTGATAGTAAGATACCTGTGTCTAAAGATACTGGTAAAGTGTGGAAGTCGCGTGTTGCTCAGTCTAAAGAGCATACTAAGACTGTGACTGAAGCATGGTCTGAAGCTATCCGTTATTACGAGAATGATCAACTAGGTCATAGGCAAGGACAAGAGAATGCTAGTGGGAACCGACTCGGTAATCGGAAACTTAATAATAACATTACCGAAACGGAGAATGTGGTCTTCGCCAACGTTACTACGATGGTTCCAGCGTTGTATGCTCGTAATCCTGAGTCTGAGTTTACTTCTAACGTAGAGAGCAAGAAAGGTCTTGCTACTACACTAGAAAGACTAGTTAATGTCCTTGGTGGGCGTAAGGCAGCTCCCGGCATTAACTTAAAACCCAAAGCCAAACGTTGCGTTGTCACTTGTCTTCTTACTAATAGAGCGTGGATGAAGATAGGTTGGACACCTAAACAAGAGAGTAGTGAACAGGCATTGAATGATCTAGCCACTCTAGCTGAACAGTTAGAGAAGGCCAAAGATAGTAAGGCTATCATAGAGATAGAAGGACGGATACAAGCTCTAGAAGAGGGTATAGACATTCTACAGCCTTCTGGTCCTTTTGCTAAGGTTAAACTGCCATTTGATATCATGGTTGATCCTAATGCTAAGGAGATTGACTGTTCAGATGCCAACTGGCTCATTGAAGAGGATATGTTGCCTACTTCCTTCATCTTAGCCAAGTATGCTAGGAAGACAAAGAATACTACAGAGTATAAGTCCATCTATCAGCCTACTCATGTTATGAAGGCGACATTAGGAGGCGATGATGGGATTGAGAATGCTGATAACTTCAGTATCTTCTCACAAGACAAGAACGAAACTCCTAAGTCATTTGGCTTCAATGATCAAGAATCATTCGACAAGGCTAAGATGACTAAGGTAGCTATTGTATGGGATAAAGTCACTCGTAGGGTTCTTATGTTCAATACTAATGATTGGACATGGCCTATCTGGGTATGGGATGACCCCTTACAGCTTGATACATTCTTCCCGTACTATCCTCTTACGTTCTTTGAGAGTCCTAATGGACCTTTGACCGTTGGAGAGGTTACTCATTACCTAGACCAACAAGACGGTATCAATGAGATTACCGATGAAAGGCGTAGAGCTAGGAAATGGGCAAGAAGGAATATATTCTTCAATACTAATGTTATCAGTCAAGAGGATGCAACAGCGGTTCTCAATGGTGATGATGGAACAGCTAGAGGACTTAATGTCCCTATCGAGATCAAATTGCTTGATGTAATTGGTTCTATTCCTCCTCCATCATTACAGTTCGATCAAATCTTTGATAAGGAAGACTTATATAGAGCTATTGATCGTATCTCCTCTGTAGGGACAGTTCTACGTGGAGAACAGTTTAAGACTAATACTAACAAGGCTGCTGTCCAAGCTAACTCTACTGCTGCTAACATGCGTGTAGATGAGAAGGCCGATCAAATAGAGGATTGGATAGGAGACATTTATTGGGGGATAGCACAGCTTTGTCTTATGAATATGTCTTCTGAGACAGTTCAGGCAATGATAGGCGAAGAAGCTGAATGGGAAAACATGAGTGCTGATGAAATCTCTCAGTTATCTCAAACAGTGGTAGGTGGTTCTACTCGTAAGCCTACTAGTGCTGCTAAGAAAGAGGAGGCTCTTGAATTCGGACAGGTCTTGGGACAGTTTGTTAATGCTGCCCCTGGACCTGTTCTGAAAGTCATGCTGCAAGTTATGGAACGGGCCTTCGATGAAGTAACAATGAGAGAAGAAGATTGGCAAGAACTAATTGCCGCTATTGATCAACAAGCGCAACAAGGACAGGGACAGGGACAAGCTGCCCCTGCCGGTCCTAATGTTAGTACTGCTAGTCCAGAACAGTTACAAGAGATAATGTCTCAATTACCTCCTGAGATAAAACAGCAAATTAAGAGTGCTATTGACTCAGGAGTATCACCGCAAGAGGCGCTGCAAGCTGCAATGGAGCAGATTCAGCAACAACAACAACAGCCTCCTGCCGCCACTGTCCAATAAGGGGATGACTAATGGCTGAAGATGAAGTGACCATCGTTTCTACTGACGAAGCAATTCTTAACAATATTGGAGAAGGGGATGAACAGACTACAACGGAAGGTGCTAGCGAACAAGCTGGTGGAACGGAACAAGACACTACGACGGAGACATCTAAACCCAGTAGTGAACAAAGTTCTACGGAACAGCCTGGAACAGAGCAACAGCAGCAAACTCGTGGTCCCCAAGACATCGTTGATGCAGAAGGAAGAGTTATCGCAAGCGGAGGAAAAGAACGAAGGTTCTACGAAACCGCTCAAAGAGAAAAACAAAGAGCCGATAACGCAACAAGAGAAGTCGAAACGCTCAAAAGCCACCTCGAAGCCATCAACGAAGCGGGGAACCTCGGCACACAATACAACCTCTCGCCCGAAGAAGTCACAACGGGCGCACAAGTAATTGCAGCATATAAGGAAGACCCTGTTGGAACTTTAAAATATATGTTGACACAAGCCCAAGCTAATGGGTATAATATGGATGAGATCGTGGCTGGCGGCACGGACATGGGTGCGATCAAACAGTTGCTTGATAATGCTCTTGCCCCATTTACCGCCGCTCACCAAGAACAGGCTGTCACACAGGAAGCAGACAACCGAGCTAATGAACTTTACGATAACTTTGTTGCCCAACACCCGGATGCTGTTATCCATAATGCCTCTCTCGCCCGACTTCTAAAAGATGATCCTAGCTTATCACTTGAAGCCGCGTATTATAAACTCCAGAATTACTATCTAAGTAAGGGTTTTGCCTGGACGAAACCATTAGAAGTCTTAGCTGAAGAAGCAAGAGCTGCTCAGACAACTAATGTAGAGACTTCCCCCCAACCTCCAAATGGAGGGGGAGTTGCGCAAAGTCAAGTGACAGATACCGCCCAAGTGGCTGATGTAGGAACCTCTAGCGACGACATCATCAAACAAGCGATGAATGACGCTGGAATACCCATTAACTAGTTAGGATTATGAAACATGGCTTCTACCCCTATTGCCACTGTTTTGGAATCAACTCTTACTCGTAGTCGTAAGAAGCTCATTCTTGCTTCTATTAAGTCCAATGCCCTTATGGCTTGGGCCTTTGCGAATAACAGGGTTGAATTCGAAGATGGTGGGCATGAAATTACGAACCCACTGACGTTGGGTCGTAACCCAAACATCACTTCTTATGAGTACTTCGATGAACAACCGATTGCTCAGACGAGTGAATTCGATACTGTTACTTATAACTGGGCGCGTGTTGCGGGTTCAGTTGTAATCAGTGATCAAGAAGAAGACGAGAACCAAGGCGCTGCTCAAATCTTCAAATTGATGAAAGCGAAGATTGATGTCCTTGAAGAAAGCATTAAGGAGAAGTTTTCGGAATACCTCTACGCATCGGGGGCCGGAACCGATCCACAAGGACTCGGACTTCTCATTCCCGCTGACCCCACGACAGGAACAGTCGGGAACATCAACCGCGCTAACGAAACCCAATGGCGCACTTCCGCCTACGACTTCAATGGCAACCTCGACAGTACCAACATCGAAGAAGCCTTTGATGACATCTTGATGGACTTGACACTTAAGGGTGACAAGCCTGATGTTATCCTCACAGGTCGTAATCTCTTCCGGCACTACAGAACTGCTGTTAGAGACAAAGTTGTTATCAACCTGTCAGAAAGTAACTCTGGCAAGAAGATGATGGACTTGGGCTTCGCTGGTGTTAAGCACCAAAACATCCCCATGCTTTATGACGAAGATTGTCCTGTTAATAACGCTTACTTCATTAACAGCAAGTATCTGCGTCTACATATCCTTAAACATGTCAACATGAAGGTCAAAGAGCTTGTTGCTCCTTGGACGATTGATGCACATGGCCGTAGGATCGTGTGGCAGGGACAATGGTGCCTATGGAAAGCTTTCCGTACCCATGCAGTTCTCATCAATGCGTAATTGTAAGGAGTAGAAGGGGATGAACGAGAATGTTAAGCCTCGCTTTGAGGTGCATAAGTTAGAAGGAACCGGACGAAGGAGAGTAGCTACTCCTAAGATAGAGAAGGACGAGAAAGGCAAGCCTGTTAAAAATGAAAAAGGCCACTCAGTTCTTCTCGGTGGCTTCGACTACGAAGACTTAGAAGTTGATGCTGGTTGGATGGTTTACTTTCCTAATGGTTCTTCCATACATGTTTGGACAGAGGAAGAGATGCAAAGACAAGGATTCTTAGATGAACCGACACTTGTTAATCTAGAGACTGGGGATGAATTGGGAACAGCTTCCCATTCCAGTCTCAAGTCCTTGTCGGAACAGAAAGAACGTGTCACTAAATCCAACAAACATGCTCAAACTCTTTAATTGGAGATAGGTTATGTCTAAAGTCTATGCTGACAACTTCCCTCGTAGCATTAGTCAGTACGTTCCCAACATGGAATTTGCGGCTGATGTTGTTAATGGGCGTTGTCTAGTCAATCTTGGTTCTCCTGCTGCCTTAGATGCTGATGGCATCTGGGATGGTGTTACTGTAGGAACCGCTGGTGGTGATATTCATACCAGCGCGGACTATAAGACCACATTTGATGGGAGTTCCACTTCCTTAACCACAACTGCCGGTATGATTGACGCCACTTATGGCCGTACTCTTACCTGTGTTGGCAATGCTAGTACCGACCAAGTTGTTACTGTTATCGGTCGTGACTATCTAGGCCAAGGCATGAGGGAGAACTTCACTCTCTCTGGCACTACCATTATCTACGGTACGAAGGCTTTCAAGTTCGTTGATAGTACTTCTTGTACTGTTGGTACTGGTGGATCAACTCTTGATGTTGGCTGGACAGACGTTCTTGGTCTGCCTTACGCTGCTCAAGAGATTCTTGGTTGGTCGGAAGATGACGTACAGAAAGGCGTTCGTCGGGATGTTCCTTGTGGTTCTACCATTTGGACTACTAACTCGGATGCTTCCTTGTTCGGTCTTGTTTCTCCTGTCAATGGCTTCATCTCCGGTCAATCGTATGTTGCTACTGTTGCTAATACCACAGCGACCTCGGCTCTTACCGCCGAAATTGGTGGCACGGCTGTTGCTGGTTTGTCACTTACTCTTGCCACAGATGAAACTATTGGTGACGTTCAGACTGACTACACGAAGACGAACGATAACGGTCTTACCTCTAAGATTGCTAAAGGAGGGGCAATAGAGTCTGTCAGTGATACTGGTGGAACTGCTGGTGTGGGCCATATTCACTATCTAGTGGATGAGAATGTACTATTTGTTGATGCAGATCGTACCGCTACAATGACTGCAACAACTGGTGATACCCGTGGAACCGTTCTTCCTTATACCGCTTGTGATGGATCAACTGAGTATGAGGTCTATTTCTCTACTTGGACGGGAGACTTGCACGGTATCGAGCAGTTCAACGGCTAAGTAGATAGGCGGGAGGGATTTGCCTCCCCTTCTCCCTCCCGCCGTTTCTTTGTAATGGCTACTTTAACACAACTAGTTGATCGAGTTGCGGCCCGGTTGTCTATGACAACGGGTACAGGCGTACAAATATACGCTGAAGACCGTATCGCAGAGATGATCCAGCACAAGTTTGATGTATTATTTGAAGAGGTCTGGTGGCCTCAATTTACTACGTGGGCACAATGGACGTTAGACGGTACATTAGGTATCGTTACTACTGACCTCACGGATTTAGTTAAACGATTTGAAGACATAAGAGTTATCTTTCCTGAGAACTCTACAACTCCTCTTACTAAGATGTCTCCCCTTACCACTAATCCATATGAGTTAAGTGGGACACAACCTATTCATTATGAATCCCTTGGGCCTACTGATAGTAACCTCACTTCTAGAGTGTTCCAGATATGGCCTAAAACCGCTACAGATGACATCATAGTACAGTATAGAACTAAACCAGATACCTTCGTAGCAACTGATACCATCAACTTCGATGATCAGGCTCTTATTCTAGGAACGACATTTGACTATCTAGAAGATGATGGAACCAATCCCAATGCTACACAGAAGTTTCAATTAATGTTTGAAGCTAGAGTTAAACAATTGAAGAATACCTTTAACTCTGCTCCAATCAGTCTTGATCCAGTCACGGCGATACCCCAGACCTTTGCCTTTACGGAGTTACCATAATGGCAGGTATAAATCCTAAGATATTACAAGCCTTGATAGAGAAATTGATGGAGTCCAAGAGTCTTGATAGGTCAGCTAAGAAGCAAGGTCTTACAGGTGGTGGACCAGAGTTCCCTACTGATGATTATCACGTAGGAAGGGCTAGACGAGACTTACAAGAAGCACAACCATCTGATCCTTTGGCTTCTCCTCGTGAATACGACTATGGCGTTGTAGACTCCCCTACACATCTAGGAGCGGGTTACGGTCCTAGAGAAGGTCTTACTCCTAGACCACGCATTCAGCAATTAGACCCAGGAAGGCTCCCTGGAAGTAAAGCAGAGCAAGGCGTAGGAGGACAGCATTGGGATGTCATCATAGAAGAGACAGGAGCCTATGGCACTCCTGTTTTCGCTACCAAAACAGTTAGAGCAGCTAGTCGAGAAGATGCTATCAAGAAAGTGGAGGCTGAAGGGCCATTCTCTTTCCAAGAAACAGACCCATTCGATGGATCTACTATAACTTCCATAGCCAATCCAGAAGGTATCAGTGGTAATCCAGTGGGAATGGTTCATGCCCAACCGGCTGCTCCTCCTTCTAGAAGTCCTATTGAAGCAGGTGATATCCTTCCTGAAGAGCGTAGCTTTGGGCGTCCATCGGAAACCAGGCGAAACCCAGTAAGAACTCCTGATGATGACATACCTTTCTAATGGCTGATACATTCCTATTCCCACGAGGCGCTAGAGTACAAGGTAGACAAAACCTTATGCTAGATGCGACTATCAGAGACTTCTCTGGTGGGTGGAATGTCGTTGACAATGATTTGAACTTAGATACCAAGTTCGCTAAGATACTAGAGAATATGCAACGAGGCATCGATGGTGCTAATGGTGTCCGTCCAGGGACAGAACTATTTGCTGAGACTTCAGAATACCTAGACGAGATCATTAACTGTGAGTACTATAACAATTTCATTGTTGCAGTAGGTCGTAATGGTAAGATCGTCAGAGTGGACTCTAATGGTGTTGTTGTCGAGATTTGGTCCGATGATTGGGCTGACAATCTTGCTGGTAGTCCTTCTGGCTGGTCTACAACTACCTTTGCTTCTTTCGCTGTATTTAATGGTGATTTGATTATCTGCAATGGAGTAAATAAGCCCCTTATTGTTAACTCCAGCATGGATGTTTCTTATCTAAAAGACCTAGCTGATGATACTAATCTCAACACTCCTATTGCTAGGTTTGTACTAGCTCTAGGACGTTATCTCTTGATGGCTGGTGATCTAGCTGATGGAGCAGGAGATAGACTATACATCTCTTCAACAGATGTCAGTGGAACTTGGGTAGGTGATAGCGCCCCTAACGACGCTGTCAACGTTGATCTGGGTTCTCGTGTTCCTAGTGGCTCACATACCATCAAAGGTCTTGGTAGGTTCAGAGACAAGTTGATGGTATTGTTTGAAGATGCTATCTTACCAGGAACACTAGGAGTATTCACCGATGATGTACATACTCCCACATTCTCAGAGGTAATAGAGAATGTAGGAGGGCTGTCACATAGGATCAGTCAGACCATTGGTGAGGATATGCTATTCACTGATATCAATGGAGTTTCCTCTGTGAAACGGGCCTTAATCACTGGGGCTGTTACTAGTAAGAGGAACTCTCAGTTGATCAATCCTGCCTATCGTAAGGCTATCAAAGAGCTATCGACTACATCAGTGATCGAGGACGAGACTTGGAGTCTATGGGATAGCGCAAATACCAATTACATGCTATTTGTCCCTAACGCTGACGAGACATCACAGGTGACAGAGTATCGTTGTTTCACTTACAAACGTAATGAAGCTCTCAAGATTGATGCTTGGCATGATTGGCGAGGTTGGAAGTTCAAGTCAGGTTGCCGCTCTGCTTTGAAGTCTGTCTTTATGACAGAAGGGACACAAATCTATCGCCTTGGAGGTTCTACTAGTGAGCTAATTAACAAGGACTACGTAGGCGATCAGGAGATGTGGGATGATGATACACCTTGGTCTGACTATACTGGTTGGAACCCTGTTGCTGATAGTGCTGATAGTGGAGTACCGATAAAGTTTATTTGGGAACTCCCTTGGTCAGATAATAAAGATAGATTTGCTGTGAAGAACAGTCGGTATATCAACTTCGATACTAAAGGAGATAATAAGTTCCTTGTAGAGATGTTTGTAGATAACATCTATGAGGATAAAAACCACTTCGGAGAAGACTGGGTGGAAGATGATTTGAAATGGGATGATGGATTGGGTTGGGATGTAGAAGCTCTTAATCCTACCCTTTCAATGGAATTCGAAGGTGGGGATGGTCCTGGTTTCGGAGCAGATGAATTCGGAGAAGACTTTGGTGGTGGGCGTCCTACCCGATTAGAGAAGCTGTATGCTTGGACAGCTAAATACAAGCTACAGAAGTTTCGTATGTCAGGTGATGCAATCAAACCATTAAAGTTTGTTTCTCTTACTTTGGGCTACTTAGGTGGCTCTCCAAGGAGATAACTATGACTAGTGCTGTTGATGTAACACTCCCGGCTGATAACGTTAAGTCTAGTAAAGCCGACTTCCGTGCACAGTTCTTAGTGATTAAGGACGAAATCTCTGCCTTGCAGGTTAGGGCGGGTGTGGCTGGGGCAGCAGCATTCTACGATTATGTAGAACGTCCCGACTTAGAAGCTATAGTACGTAACCAATTCCTTACTTTTACAAATAATCTAGCCCGTGACATTGCCTATGGCCGTGTCTCATTAACTTAGGAGAAGACGATGACTGATAAGATCGGTGTTCTTGGGGAAGCTTCGACGCTAACCGCCGGAACTACCACAGTTTACACCGTCCCTGCCGGTAAAGCAGCGAAATGTCAGATCATGTTGAAGTTCGAAGGACATGGCTCTAACTCGACAGGTGACTTTCTTGTTACTGTCAATGGGTTGGTAGTTGCCTCAAGACTTAACATCCCCGCTACTGAGATTATGTGGTCAAATACGACTACTATGATCCATGATCCATCCACTTCCGTTGATCCTGATGGTTCTACGGCTGTGCTTACGGCAGCTCCTGCTCCACAAGTTTATTACCTGTCGGCGGCTGATACCGTTACGTATACCATTGCTACTGACGACTTGGTGGCTCTGAGTATTCAAGTGGTCGGTACGGAGATTGACGTTTAGGAAGTAGAAATGCCTCCTCCCAGACAAGAGAAGCCAGCAAGGAGGACACCACAGCGCCTCGCGGACCAGTCCCCTGCAGAAATACTATTAGGGCAGTTGAAGAGAACAAATCTTCAAGGTGGTGCTAGTCAAACTAAAAATAACCTTGGTTCCGGTGTGTATCTTTCTAATATGGGAGCCGGTGGTAAAGTAACTACTGAAGTGCCTATTAGAAATCATAAACTAGACTTTGGACTTGGAGGCTTCTTCGGCCAGTCTACTTTAGACTTTCCCCCTGAGATGCAACAGTATGGAGTTCCTCAAGAGGAAACATTTATTAATAAGGGAATAACCCATCTAGGTGGGGGCTGGACAAGTCCAAGTGGGCGACGAATTGGAGTTGAATATAATCCTTTACTCGAACAAATAATGCTCCGACTGAAATTACCACTTTGAGAAGGAGACTAAATGGCTGACACCACCACCAACTTCAATCTCAATCTAATTGATTTTGATAAGATACCTTGGCATGGTGACGACCACGATAATTGGCACATAGTTGATGCCCTATTAGCCCGTCATCTCAGTATCAGTTCTGTTCAAGGTGTATGGAAGAATGCTCTAGCTGTAACAGTTGGCAACAGATACATCGATGATGTTTCTGATACCATCTGGGAAGTTCTTGTTGCTCATACTACGCCGAGTACAGGACTTTTCTCTGCTGCCAGAACGGCTACACCAGCTAATTGGCAATCGATAACAGTTGATGTCGCCTTTAAAGGTGCTTGGACGGCTGGAGATGCTTATTCTCCAAACGACTTCGTTACTGATGCCGGTCGTTACGGTATTGTGCAAGTTACACATACTGCTGTAACTTCCTATGACACCGGAGTAACTAATGGGGATATTGTTACTTTAATCGATCCTAATACGATCATTGGAGCAACACACGATACTACTAGTATTGCTGCTGGTGGTACTCCTACTGCAACTTACGCTGCTTCTACTGGTAAGTTCACTTTCGGACTTGTTGTGGGTAATACAGGAGCAACAGGAGCGGCTGGAGCTGACTATACGGCTGATGATGAATTAAATGCCATTGCTGGACTTACTAGTGCAGCTAACAAGGCTATCTTATTCACTGGAAGTGGTGCTGCCGAGCTTATTGATATCACAGCGGCTGCAAAGACTGTCTTGGATGATGCTACAGTAGCAGCAATGTTGATAACTCTTGGAGGCATTGGAGCAGCAACAACGGACACCTTGACTAACAAGACCTTTGATGCCAATGGTACTGGAAATAGTCTATCTAATGTAGATGTTACCGACCTCGCTAATGGTACGGACGGTGAATTGATTACCTGGGACGCGAATGGCGCTCCGGCTACTGTTGCTGTTGGTACAGCTACTCACGTTCTTACTTCCAATGGGGTAGGAGCAGCTCCTACGTTTCAAGCGCCCGCTGCTGGTGGTAGTCTTGTTCTCATTGGAACATCAGTAGCCTCGGCCTCTGCTTCACTAACGATTACAGGCTTGAGTACAACCTATGACACGTACCTCTTCGTTGGAGAAGCCTTACTTCCCACTACAAATGAAGGAGTTCCTTGGATCAGGCTAGGAGACTCTGGGGGAATTGACTCAGCCGCAAGTGACTACGATTGGGCCTGTCACGATGAAGGCTTCTCTGGAGCATCAGCATCGGCCAGTATTACAGCGCCTATCTATGGCGCTGATAATGCCGATGCACAGGTAGAGTTGACAGGGGCCTCTAACGAGGTTGGTAATGCTGCTACAGAGGGCTGTTGTTTCTATGGCTACTTACAATCGGGGAATGGAACAACACTGCCTAACGTCCACGGCCATATACTTTGGCAAGCCCATTCGGGAACTACTCTTAGAGCTGGAAGGTTTGCTGGATCACGGCGCTCTAGCATCGATGTTACACAGATACAGTTTCTCTTTAGCAGCGGCAACACAGCTACGGGGAGATTTACAGTTTGGGGGTTAGCACATGCCTAGACATCATATGGTTAACAACATTGAGGTTCCTTTCACAGAGGCAGAAGAGGCTGCTCGTAATGCTGAGATAGCTAAAGTAGCCTCTGATAAAGCCCATTACGAAGTGAATGAGAGGTACAAAGTAAACCGTCGTGCCGCCTATCCCACCATCGGCGATCAGCTTGATGCCATTTGGAAACAACTCAACCAAGACCGACTTGGTGGGAAGGAGTTAATACAAGAGGTTGATGATCAACTAAACAAAGTTTTAGCTGTTAAAGAGGCTCACCCCAAACCATAGGAGTGTCTTATGCCTGACCCAAAACGACGAGACACTGATCATGGGTATAAGAAATACCTAGTTTGGCTTCCAGTAGCAATCATTATGTTTCTATCGGTTGTTGCTTGGGCTGATGGTCAAAATGCTATCAGAGATAACAAAAAGGCCATTAAGTCTCACAAAGAACTTCTAGAACAACATAGACAACGGCTTTTACAAGGAGAGGTACAGAGAGCCGTTCTACAACAACAGATTAAAACAATAAACGACAACGTAAAAGAAACTAAGGACAATGTAAAGGAAATCTTGCGGGAGATTAGGAGTGACCAATGACGGCATTTATGTTTTCGGCTGGGGAGGTCAGTCTCTTTCTATTAGGCATTCTTAATACTGGGTTAATCTTGATTATACTTGTAAGGGGGATGAAATAAGATGTTAACCCTACTTGGATCATTGCTAGGTTTTGGAACCAGCTTCCTTCCTAAAGTGATGGACTACTTCCAAGACAAAGCCGACAAGAAACATGAACTAGAGGTTATGACGCGACAAGCCGAAATTCAATTGGATAGGACGGCTATTGATGCGAATATCCGAGAAGTGGAGACAATTCACGAACATGATGCTAGTCTGGATGGCGGTAGCTTCATTAACGGTCTTAGGGCTTCTGTCCGTCCTGTTATTACTTACCTATTCATGGCGCTCTTTATCTCAGTAGAGGTTACCACCTATGTATTGTTGATCAAGAAAGGTATGTCTCCCGGTGATGCTCTAGTTGCTAGTTGGAATGATCAGATCATGGCTATGTGGGCAGCGATCTTAGCCTTCTGGTTTGGTGGTCGGCAGTTTAGGAAATGATCAATGGAAAAGGTCTGGCAATTATTAAACATTATGAGGGGTGCTTTTACAACCCTTATCTTGATCCCGTTGGCATACCTACTATTGGCTATGGCAGTATTTATGGTCTTGATTTTAATCGTATTGACATGGATCATAGAAGGATTACCCCGAGCGAAGCAACAGGATTGCTCATTAGGGAATGCCAAGAAGCTGAACGAAGACTTGCAGGATTGGTTAGAGTACCATTAACAAGGAACCAACGTAGTGCACTAATCTCGTTTATATATAATGTAGGAAGTGGAAACTTTCAGAGAAGTACAATGAGGATGAAATTGAATAGACAAGACTATACCGGAGCCGTCAACGAGTTCTGGAAATGGAGAAGAGCAGGAGGAAGAATTCTTCGAGGGCTAGTCCTTCGAAGAGAGTCAGAGAAACAACTGTTTATGGAGAAGTAACATGGCAGTACCTAATTCAGTCAAGTTAGCCTTAGACATACAGAAAGGTAAGATGACATCTACGGGCAAGAAAATTGCAGTCAAGAAGAAGACCACTAAAAAGAAATGACTCTATCACATCAATTAACTAAGTTAGGACGACGTGAGGATCATGCCTCTCGTGGTGGAGAAGTTGTACATGTCTCTAAGCCAGAAGTAGACTTACTCGAAGAACTTACTGGTAATACAAGTACCAATCCTGATACTGGACTAAGACAGTTTTTCTTCGCTGGTGGCCCTAGTTTCGATGTTGGCGACTTCGACATTAACACTGGAGAGGCTACCGTCGATGCTGGAGATTACCTTGCTGCTTGGACAGACGCAATGAATCTCGGAGCAGAATCCCTGGATGGCAAGATGGCAGCAGCTAGAGTTGCTGCCGAGGCCCAAGCTAAAGTAGAAGGCTTCCGAGGTACAGGTCATCGCAGTGACACGGCTATGTTGGTGAATGATCTTGTCCTTAATGAGCGCGAAGCTGCTGTCATTACAAATATGTCAAAAAGTTTGGGAAGAACTCCAACGACAGACGACATCCCATTCGGTTACTCTGGTGATTTCAAGTTCTTTGCGGATCAAGTTGTGAAGGGTATGGAAAATGATATCATTAGGGCTATTCCCGGTATTTCTCAAGACCGATTAGATGCTATGATGAATGAAGCCATTAATAAAGGCTTCGCTACCATGCCTGGCAACACTATGGACAACTTCGTTGAGTCTAGGCAAGAAGCCTTCAGTGGCATCGCTGAAACAGTCAAAAGAATCGAAGAGTTAAAGAGGAACGACGAAGGCTTGAGGGACGAAGAAAGACGGGCTGAGATGCACAAACAGTACGCGAAGCTAAATAGTCTTCTTCAGGCCCAAGGAGTTTCCCCTGGTGATGTTACTCTTAGAGATAATCCTGTCGCCCAAGTCCTACGAGGGGATGCTAAGGAGATGTTCAACCTTAACAACCCTTTCAATCCAGGTGGAGGAATGGAAGCAGCTCTAAGTATTCTCCCTGTAGCTGGATTAGGGATACTTGGTGGAAATCTCCTGGGAGCGGCCACCGGAACTACAGTTGTAGTTCGCTTCTCCGATCCTGTTTCTGGTATGGACTTTAACGTCCATGAAGATGGAAGTATTACTCCTGCTAATTATGAGTACGCAGGACAGTTCAATGAAGGTAGTGGCTTTGGAGCTTTCTCTCAGCCAAGGGTATTCGATCCTATCCTTTCAGGAGGAGAAGGCTTTGATAGAAGTAGTGCTCTAGATGCTATCTTACAAGACTTGATAGGCAACCAAGAGTTAGCTGGTTTCCGTCCTAACCTAGATGAGTTAGATCGTAATGCTATCCTACAAGAGCAGCTCTTCGCTGCTAATGATCTTCTAGGAGAAGACATAGGCCAAGCAGCTTTTGACCAAGCCTTTAGTAGTCCTTTCCTAGGAGAAGATTTGCTTCTTACTGAAGAAGGACAGCGTAAGGATGCCTTCTCAGGACAGTTAGGGAATATCTTCACAGGTGAAGCTTTCTCATTAGACGATGAGATCATTAACAGTATTGTACAAGAACGTGCTACTCCTGCTAGAGAACAGATCAGCCGAACAGAAGCAAGAGGAAACTTAAATCCCTTCGGTGGTCAGACAGCTAACGAGGCTATTACAACTCAGACGCCAGGAGTTACAGAACGAGTTAGAGAGATTGGAGAATCTGTTCTTGGTGGTAATCAACGTGATGTAGATGTTATTAGAGAGACAGCTCAAGGACAGATCGGTAACTTCCAATTAGGTGATGATCTTTTTGACGTGTCTCCATTCGCTACACAACGACAGTCTCTCATAGATGAGAGGACTGGAGGTCTTCGTGGTGATATTACTTCTGCTATTGGTGGTATTCCCTTATTCGATGTTAGAGGGGCTATCCAAGGAGCAGGTAGGACGCAAGGCGTAGTGTCTGGCCCTACGAACAATGCAGTTTTAGATGTCCTAGCTGATCGGGAACGAGTTAGTGGTACTGATCCTCGTAACCGTAGAAGTTTAGGCTCAAGAGGAAGTGGAGCTTTTTAATGTCTGGAATTGACCCTGGTTTAGCTATCCTTGGAAGTGGAGCGTTAGGACTACTTGGTGGCTTGTTTACAAATGAAGCCAACCAAGATGCTGCTAGTATCAATGCTGCTGCTATAGGAGCCAACCAAGAAAAAGCTTTGGATGCCTTAACTGGTAGTGATGCCTTTCGCAGAATTACTCGTGACGGAGGAGGTTTTAAGGTCGACCAGGGACCGGGCGCTCCTAGTGCTGCTAATGCTAGAACAGACTTAGCAAGAGGCGATGAAATATTTCGTGCTCCTGGCATCAACGCTGCTGATCGTGACTTCCGTTTCACATTGCCTACTCTTGCCTCTGCCAATCAACTGGTTGATCGTGACTTAGCAAGGCAACGTGGGGTCTTTGATGAACAAGCAGGACAGGTTAGAGAAAGCCAACGTAGGCGGTTTGGTGGTGTGGAGAATACTGGTGAAGTAGCTAACACGATGGATAAGCTATACCAGCTTAATCGGGAATTTGATTGGGGTAAAGAACGGCTAGGCATGGACTTATATAACAAGTCTCGTGGTGCTGACTTAGATATTAAGAATGCTCTCAAAGATAGTTTAGCTCTACAAGCTCCCGCTCCTGGCTATGTTAGTGGTGGTCCAGGGGCGCAAGCATCTAATGTCATTGCTCAAACACCTCCACCTGCTAGACCTGCTGATCTAGGTATGGCTCTGCCTTTCGCTAGTGGTGCTGATGCTGTGGCTCGATGGTTACAGAACGAGAGATATGAACAAGATCGTAAGGATCGAAATACTCTCTTGAATAGATGGCTTGATAACCAAGGTCCTCAAGGCTGGTGGTTTTGACTATGGGCCTAGTGGTGCCGACTGATTTCCCAGTATAGGAGGAAACAATGCCAGATATAAATCCATTCAGCGTCCTTAAGATGGGGAATGATCCTTCCCTTACACAGAGAACTGTGCAAGGTAGTAAAGCTCTTGCTGATCTACAACGTGGTATGGCTCTCACTAATATGCAAGGACAAAACCAATTAGCTAATACAAGAGAGCTAGGACGGACCCAACTTGCCAATACCTTATTAGGATTTGGAATTGATAGTCGAGGTGACGATGTTGCCACGAAACTTGAGAAAGTATTCAAGTCTCTTAACTTTGCTAGAAATGCTCCAGCTAGGAGAGATATTGCCTACATTGGCGGAGGAATTCCTCCTAGTCTTCCTAATCCTACACCGGCTAGTATTGCTGATCCTGATAGTCCAGTGAAAATTGGAAAGCCCATCCCAGAGTCACAAGCGGCTGCGGGAAATCCTGGAAGATTTACTCTGAGTGAAAAGGATGAAGAAGAAGTTCAAATTTTCGAAATACCTGACCCAAGCAGTCCAACAGGTTATAGAAAAGTTCCACTACCTCGTACTCGTAAGAAAAAGCGTACTCAGAAACAGGAAGCTCAGGCGAAAGCCACTAACATCTTCGAAGCCACTACTGAAGTCTTAGCTGCTAGTGGATTGAAGCGTGGAGTCCTCAATGGGAAGGTTGTAATCTTCCAAGACCTTGGTAATGGACAATCTAAAATTATAGCAAGGCAGTAATGTGGCTGAAACAGTTCCAACGGCTTCTATCCAGACTGAGGAAGAATTAGTCCCTACGGCAAAGATTGTCGAGGAACGTATCCGTCCGAGCAATCCTTTTAAACAGGCGGTAGCTGGTATCACAGACATTGGTACTGGTATTCCAGCTTTGCTAGGTCTAGGCGGGGCAGGTATTGAGGCAGGCGTTAGTACCTTATTCAATGACAAGGGAATTAAACAAAACTTTGCTGAGGCTATGGAGTCTGGTTGGGACCGTTCTTTATTAGATGCAGGTCTTAGCGGACGAGATGCTGTCAACAAGTTTTTGGGGATCAAGGAAGCAGTTTCTACAGAGGATCAGGCTGCTAGATTGATCGCCAGTCTTATTCCTATTCCTGGGTTGGGAGTCATTGGTGGTGCTAGTAAGTTAGCACGGGTCAGTAGAGGTATTGGAAATATCTTAACTCCTGTTGTCAAAGCTGGCCCCAAAGGAAATAGATTTAATAAGGGTTTCGCTCTCCGTTCCGGTGCTCAATTTGCTATAGGAACAGGGATTGACCAAGCCCTTCGAGGCTTATCAGATAACCCTGAGTTTCCTACTTTGTTTTCTGAGAGGGCTATGCAAGGTAAGGTAGTTCCTACTAAGCTTATTGATGGGGAAGGTCAAGATGATCTAGTTGGTGAAGCAGGAGAAGACACTCTTATAGGGACTAGTATTGGAGATATAGTTAGTACTGAAGATATCTCAGAGGAGAGTCCCGAAGAACTCGTACCAACAGTTGAAATAGAAGTTCAGAAACCTGGTCCTATCAAGGCACTAGAAGAAGCCAATCAAGCTGTAGAAGACCAAGAGACCAGTAACCTCCTCCGTAACACCGCTCTTACTACAGCAGGAATCCTTACAGTATTCTTGGGAGCAAAGTATAGTGCAAAGCTGGCTGCTAGTAAGGCTTTGACTGTAAGTGGTTTATCGCCGGTTGAAAAATCTAGTGGATTAGCTAATGCTATAGACACTGTAACTTCCGCAGCTACTAATGCTCCTGAACCAGGAGTACTTCCAGGAGTTAAAGCTGCAAAAAGACTACGTGGCAAATTTCTTGAACGTGCCCAAGGACTTATCATGGACAAAACCAAACATAGCGAGGTTCATTTACGATCTGTCGGAGAATCTGAGGAGTCCATTAAACAGATTACAGGCCAAGAAATTGTTGATCCATTTGGTGTAGTGGAACAATTCCTAAAGGATGGGAAGTTTGGACAAGGGTCTGCTGTAATTGTTCGTTCTCTCAAAAGTATCAGGCGAGAATATGATGGTTTGGCTCCAGAACAACAACAGGAATTCTTAGATGGGCTAGCTTTCCTTAGAGAGGATGCTATTCGGACAAGAGCCACAGCTTTCGATGCTCTAGGCAAAGATGCTGACGGACAGATTGTTGGACTTGGTGAGGCTTTTGAACGAGGAACCATTAATGATCTTGAATTGATCTTGAAGGAACAAGAAGCACTTGTTTTGGCTGTTCGAGGAACTGAAAAACGGGTCACACCTGGACTATTTAATATAGTTGGAGATAAGAAATTCTTCATTGCTGACCCAACCATAAAAGCCGGCATTAAAGCCTTTAAGGCTAATCCCCAATTTGTAAAGATGCAGAAAGACCTTGTTAAGATAAATGATGCCGTCCTAGAAGAGTCAGTTCGCCGTGGAGCAACTGATGAAATATGGGCTAAGGCTGTCCGACAGATGTTCACTAAGGATGGTCAGTTGATGTATCTTCCTGGCAAAGAACATGTAGCCAGAGCTGCTTGGTATAAACGATTGGCTACTAGTATGGGAATACATTCGACTACTGGCAAGATTTTAAGAGGTGTTAGTAATTGGCATCTTCAAGGACTCGTGGAAGGTCAGGGAATTCAATCGCCTTTGGATGCCTTCCAAGCCACAGCTAATTATGCTTTGCAAGTAATGGAGCATACTAATAGGTCTGTCCAACAGTGGAACATACTTAGTCGGTTAGCAGGAGTGACATTCAAAAAGAATGGAGAGTTAGTAGTCGTTCCTCCTCGACACGCTGATACTTTAGAAGCTACTAGGTATGTTGGCTCATCAAGTATGGACGATCCCCTCAATCAAGGAGGAAATGTCCATGTCAAATTCAATGTTGATGATCCTAAGATTGTCGAGAGGTTCGATGTAAAAGGGAAAGGAACGTTCACTCCACAAGCTCTTGCTGAGATGGATGATGTCCTTTGGGTCCAACGTGGAAGTGCTTGGCATGGTTTCTTGGTAACTGATAGACAACTTAAGAAAGGTTTAGAGTTTGATGCGGGACTACATAATAGGGTATTACAATTCGGTAATTTCTGGAAGAACTTATTTACCAAATTCACTACAGGAAACCTCTCTCCCTTTGGCATTACCTCCTTTATTTATAACAATCAGATTTCCTCTTTCAATGCTTTGTTGAGAGCTAGTAGAGGGGAAGGAGCTACCCTTGGCTCTGCTACTAGAGAAGCCTTCGAGACTTGGAAAGATAGTTACAAGGGAGCTTATGAAGTCTTCGCTGCTAGGATGGCAGAAGATTATGCCGATATACTTGCACGATCCATCCAGAACAATACTGCTTTCTATCGTGCTAATCCAAAGCTAGTAAGAAACTTACGAGCAATCTTGGTAAGGAAAACTCGTAGAACTTTAGTTGGTCCCATACAGCGTGAGACAGGAGCTTCAGCCTCAGGTCTTGGTGCTTCGGAGTTCCAAGGTGATCTAACCAATATCATGGATAATGCTATCCCTCATGCGACTAAGATTTATGGAGCAGGAGCCTTGCCACAACTCTGGCGCGTTTGGAACCACCTCAATACGGCTTTCCATGAAGGGACAGCTATGGGGATTACTATGAGGCGTTCCCATGAGGCTGCTCTGAAAAGTCCTAAAGCTAGTATGTCTAATCTTAGAAGACAAGCTAAGAAAGATGCTTCTGATATTGTAGGGGATGTCCGCTTACGTGGTTCCAGTGATACAGCCAAAGCCTTTCATGCTGTCACTCCTTTTTCTGGAGCAATGATGCAAGCTTGGTCTACTATGGGGCGTGCTATGAGTAAGGCTGGACTTGCAAGATCAATGGCCGGAGTAACAGCAGCTATTGGTATTCCCACTATGTTAGAGGTAACGTATAATAGTTCCTTGGATGGAGAGGAAGTCTTTCCAGACCCTAGTGGTAATGGAAAGTTATGGAACTACCGAGAATATTATTGGAAAGGCTTCACAGCCGACCAAAGAAACAACAATCATATTATCTTTGTTCCTGGGAAAGCCCCGTGGGAAGCTGTTCTAATTCCAGTGACACCAGAATTGAGTTTATTCCGTGGCTTAGTTATTGATGCGATGGAAACCATATTTGGCTTGTCTGAGCATGGAATAGAGGAAGGAAACCACTTGCTAGCTTCGGCTACACGGGTCTTAGATATACCACTTAATCCTTTCTTGGCAGCTATAGCAACAGGCTTAGGGTTAGACGTTCGTGCTGGCTTTCTTCCCGATGATACAGAAGGAAAAGGATTTTCCTTTTTAGAAGGGAGACAATTATTCACAGGAAGAAGAATTGGCACTTTCGCTCGTGCTAGGTTTGAGGGAAGTGAGCTAGACAAGGACACCATCAATCTCTTCCAAGACATATTAGGACCGGCAGGGGCAGCTGTTGTAGGCTTCTATGAAGGCTTTAATGCTGGTGACGAGAAGACAAGTCTAGGGACCAGACTATCGTTTGCTATGGATGAGTTAGGACGAAATGTGAAAAGACAGGTGAGAATCGTTCAGCCCTTTCTTGGCAAAGCTCTAAGGAAAACGATTGACCGTAACATCGCCAGAGACTTGTTAGGTAAGAAGAGTGCATTACAAGGGGCAGCTAAAAGACTAGAGGCCATTACCTCTGGAGGAACAATTTCAGGAGGCAAGGCTATAAGAGGCAACACAGGAGACTTTACGGCTGATCCTGTTGCTCAAATGTTGTCGGCTAGTGCTAAGGACTTTCTTAGTAAAGCAGCTCCTTTGGATGGGCCTATTGCTGACCTGCGGGAGCAGATACGACAAATAGGTACGGCGACTATAGACCCATTCACAGGGGAAACCCTCACAGTAGAACGTCGAGACGATCTTATCGACTCGATGAATGTCCGTATCGAAGCTTACATGAGCCAGCAATTAAGTATCTTCAAGAAGTTAGAAGAACTCTTTGCAGAGAATGTGAAGAATCAAGTAGGAGTTGACATTTCTGGCTTCGAATTTAATAACTACCAGCCAAGGGCTACCCCGTCACGTTTAGCTTCGCCAGGACTTCGGAGGCCACCCCAAACTTCTCAATAGACTTAGTAGCTCTATACATCCTACCACGTTTCATCTCAAAGATTTGTACCATGCCGCATTCGTGCATGATGTCTATGAGTATCCTGAATTCTTTCGTGTCCAGATGTCGAACCATTCTTCTCTGGACATCACTGTGTCTAATTCCATCTGTCCCAGCTTCCAATAGAATCTCTCGAACTCTACTGATTGCTCCGGTGATTCTGGCTCGCTGACTGAAATCTCCCCCGAATAAGGTATTTGACTTAGATTTAGACTCAGCGATAAGCTGTATTCCTTTTGAGATGTGTTGTGTCTGAATCTCAAGTATCCCGTCGTTAATGGCAAGGCATCCGGCTGCTCTAAGGACGTGATCATCTTCTCTAGCCTCAAAGGAAGACATGAAAGAATCTGTGTGAATAGCTCTTGAGTTATACCAGTTGCGGAATTTCTTAAGTCCACCTGCTGAGATATGTATTCCTCCAACTTCTCTGGCCGCTGCCACAGTTCTTCTGTAATTCTTAGAGACTCGTCCTTGTTCATCTTCTCCTCGCTCTTCTGGCCAGGCGATAGCTCTCTTTCTATTGTCGTCAACAACGAAAATAACTCTGGATGTGAACCCCCCTTCAATAACACTTGGGTTAATCGCTGTAACAAGCCAAGAAGGAGTTGATGCTGAGAGGAATGTGACATAGACATCTTTCTGTATTATCTCCCCACTCTTAAGCGTTCCAGGTGAACGCCTTTCTGATGGACAATCGTATAGGTCTGTAAGAAGACCCGGCATAGTACTCATGTATCCTTCTCGTCCCAGTATCGTAACCAATTCAGATATACAGAAGGCCACTTGTCCCGCTCCGCTATCTCTTGTACTTTCATGCAATAGGAGTTCCAAGCTTTCGGGAGATGTTTTGCCTCCAAGTATTCTTGTATCACTACCCAAGACTGTTTTAATAGAACTAATAGCAGTACTCTTTCTCGTCGTACCGCTCTCAGCAGCCAGTATAATATACCAATTAAGATACACTGGACTATTAGGGCGATCCACATATACGTCACGACCAACTCCTGTTCCTATTGCCCACATTGCACACCAGAAGTCATACGAATGGGCTGTTTCTACATAGGACATGTACTCCATGTACTGTCCTATGAAACTATCAGGTGGGACTAGCTTCTTGTAGTTCATTAGGAGAACTGGTCAGCCTCGGCGTTACCTCTAGGGCGCATATATAGCCTGTTACCTTTAATACTAAAGATCACATAGTCTCCTGCTTTAAGCTCTCCATAAAGTGCTCCTAACTCTTGCATCTTAGCTAGGACTTCATGCATCTTAAGTCGGGTAGGATCGGTTCTTGGCACTTCAGGTTCCTCGATAACAAAACTTTCTTCGTCGATACTAGGCATAATAGGTGTCCCCTTCTCAGGATTTTGGGTTACAATACAGAGTCCTCTGTCTCCACAGATACCACGAGCAATTCTTAAGGTAATATCTTCGCCTTGGTAAGCAGTTTCGAGGACTCCCAGTGATTCCTTATCCACCATCGAGTAAGGAATGTATATGCCTCTATTATTCTTTTGGTGAATAATAAAGGACTTGCCCTTCTTGTGAGGGGCATGGAAGGTGGCATAGACTTTGTATGTCTCTCCCCTCCAATAGTCTATGTGTTTAAATCTCTTAAGGTTGACCATCTGTGTTTTCCTTTCTCATCTGGTACAGATTCTTTAAAGTCAGTGAAGATAACTATCTGTTGTCCTCGTATTGGTATAGGAGCTTCAGCATGTTTCTTCATGATGGCTTGAACAATCTTCTTATCCTTTGGACGGTGTATGGCAATAAGAGCATCGTGTATGTTGAGGGAAATCCTAGCATCAGTCGGCCAATCCTCATCCTCGTGACATAGATATATAACCGAGGATACCTTGTCACCAATAGTACTCTGAGGCTTAAACGCAATGACTGAATCATAGCTCTCCTCCGTAAGTCTCTCTAACCATATCAATCTCCTACCAAGTGGAGAGAATAACATCTTGGTGTCTTTTACTTCTTGGATTGTCTTGGCCCACCCATTCTGGATCTCAGGGAAGGCTCTGTGATATGCAGCGTATGCCTCAAAGCCTTGTTGTATAGGGATGCCACATTCCTCTGCCAGTCGTGGCGCTTGCATCCTATAGTTAAGACCATGAACACACTTCTTACCAAGGAATCTCTTAGTGGGTTTGAAGTCATCATCATAGTCTATCTCTGGTATCTCATCATAGTTACACTTAAAGATTCTAGCAGCGTTGCCTCTGTGTACGTCGAAGCCTTCTTCGTTCTCAGCCCGCTCGAAGTTATCTATTAGTCCTTGGACATTCCATAAGTATGCTACGACTTTAGCTTCAGCTTGCTTCAGGTCAAAGTAACTAAACATATACCCATCATCGGCTATGAACATAGGATACGCTCTGTGTGGTTGGTTCTGTAGGTTCATCCCACTACCCCACATAGTCATACTAGAACTTAGTCTGCCGGGAGCTTCTTGTACTCCGAACTGTTTGTACTCACACCTGATACGGTTATCCTCGTCTGGCCTTTGGGTTGCATAGGTACTGAAGAACTTATGTTCTGTCTTGTACTCGTTAAGGGTAATGAGGAGTTCCTTTTGCTCAGGAGTGGTCTTAGGATGATCAAGCATTCGCTGACGGTTTTCTTTATTTGTGCTACTTCCTCGTCCGACAAGTCCCAGATAGGAGAAGAAGAGTTCTGAAAGCTGTTTAGAAGAGAGAGGGTTCGGTGCATATTCTTTATCACCTGTGAGAGATTGGACTTGAGAATGAAATGTTGTGAGTTTAGCATCTAGTTCCTCTTTCAGTGAGTCCGCTATGCTGTCCTTCAAGGAGATGTCGGCGAGAATACCTCCAACTTGCATTTGTATGAGGTGAGACTGGAGTCGTTGTACGTGGTTGAAATAAAACTCTTCGAGATCTTGGGCTTTAAGTTCCTTAAGAATATCCTCGTGACAAGCCCAGGTAATACAACAGTCTTTGATATTGTAGTGCCAGAATTGGTTGATATCTCCACCTTCACGCCAGGTCTTACCTTCATCCTTGTAATAGGGATGGTCTGTGTATTGGGCTGTGAGGTAGCCCAAGTTATGTGGCATTCTGGGATACAGAGTGTGATGTGCCAAGAGAGTATCAAAGTACAATGGAAGAACATGAATCCTATCCTTAAACCAAAGCCAGCCACAGTCAAACGAACCGTTCTGAGCTATGAATTTATTTTCCTCATTATGAAATAGTCCTTGAATTCTATCACGTATCTGTTCTTCTTCGGAAAGACTATATCTGTTGGTAGTACTATCTCGGAAATTGATGCAGACTCCGGTATGGGCGTTGTTAGCGAATCCAATGCAAGCTGTTTCATTTCCGATGACTTCAATATCAAAGGCAATAGGCTTCTTATCTCGTTCCAGCGATTCGATCCATCCAAGTGCATCGTCAAATGATGGGTTAATTGTTCCGTCAATGTCGTGCCGTCTGAAAAGTCCATCAAGTACTCTCCTAAGTTTTGCTATGTCGAACTTATACATAGGCTCCATAGACAAGTTACGGAGGATGTGGGCAGGGTTGTTAGAGACTATGACCCTAACCACTCTAGCTTTTCTTCCAACTTTACAATCAAATACTGATCCTCTCCACTTGGTAATTCCTGTGTCTCCGGTAAGAGCATGTAATGCGAAGTTACCAAGGCATAGAATGTATTTAAGTTTGGGTAACTGATCAAGCTCCCAGTCAAGTAACCCTTCCCAATGTTCAATTTCAGTTTTCTTAACAGGACTACGAGCATCCGTTTTAGAAGAGAGTGATACTTGTCTCTTAACCACATTCGTAACATAGAAGTCCTTCCTTGTCAGATCGAATGGACGCAAGGTATCCCATAACAATGTCCCTGCTCCTCCGACCATAGGCATTTTCATCTTAGCTTCATGCTCACCAGGAGCTTCACAGATGATAGCTATCTCACTATCAGTACTGCCAGAGCTAAGACAATCTACTTCAAGGAGACATGCCTTGGCTCTCTTGGTAAACTCTTGAAGTAATTTAGCTTCATTCATCTATTAGTTTCCACTTCTTGAGAACACGGACAACTTGTGCCTCTAACAGTTCAAGGTCATGGTCGTTACGTAACCAATCCCATTCAAGTCCTAAATTATGAAAGTCTATATAGCAACGAGAGTCGTTTTCAAAGTCATGTCCTTCTCTAGAGATAGCAAGGCCAAAGACACGGTTGTATCCATAACGCTTGGCGATTGGGACAATCTCTTCAGTGAATCCAATGTCTGATATAACAACACGACTAGCGATGATCTGATCTATTCCTTGTACTGCTATGACACCAAAGATATCAGGACCGAAGAACGGTTTCATCACATCTTCCGATAGCTTAATGAGTATGTCTCTAGGTGTGGTAGGAAACTCTCTCCATATCGGTCTGTCCTTGCTGTCTGTCTCAGTCAAACCATACAGTAACTTACTGTCCAAGTTAAGTAAAGCCCCAAAAGCTTTCTTCAAAGGACTAGCCATCTTGTATAGCTCGGTGCTTCTCATCTTCTTCTTCATAATGGCTGCGACTGTATCCTTACCACAACCAGGAGGACCATTGAGAAGAATAATTGTCTTACTCATTTGTCCCCCTTCTTGTAGAGGCTAAGACTAATTGACTTAGCATCTGATATAACAGTCACATGTTCTCTTGCTCTACTGATAGCTGTGTAGAAGTTCTTACGATTGAGCAAGAAAGACCTAGACCTATTCATTATATAACATATCCTGTCGTACTCACTACCCTGTGACTTATGAGTTGTGATTACATAGGCTAAGTCCAAGTCCTTTTGTGGATTCATGTAGTACGTTCCGTGTTTCCCTTCCATCTCAAGAGATACAGGGATTGCTATCGTCTTATCTCCCCAGTCAATAACAATGCTGCCATCGTCCATGAACTTTTCAACGATGCCTGTTTCTCCATTGAAGATTTCGAGAGGATAGTTATTGACTGTATAGATAACCTTATCACCAATGAAGATACGTTGTTCTTCTACCTTACTCCAAGGGTGGCGATCTACTATGGTGTATGATTGCGTCCCTGGTTGGAGGAGTTGTTGTATTGCTGAGTTGAGAGCCTCAGACCCAACCCAACCGACCTTAGTAGGGGAGATGAGTTGGTTCTTTGTAGTACCATAATCAATTTCGTCAGCAAGGTTATCTTGCATAAAGTCCAAGACAGTTTCTACTGGAATATCAGTGATCTTAAGGACAAAGTCTTCCTTTCGTATAGGCATGGAGCCTTGTATAATCCTTTGTCCATTGCTGATGATGTTACTGTCAGCAGCTTGACGATGTATCGTTGTAAGCCATATACCATCGAACTTAGCCAGCATCTTTAAGAAGGAGGAAGGTTCCTTTTGTAAACGTTTGTTAGTTTCAATAGGCTGCAATTGATTGGCATCGCCAAACATACGAATAACACCACCGTTAGGAAGAGCATCGAGTAGATTACGGTGTACTTCAACACTGACCATAGCGTACTCATCACAGAGGACCACCCTTTGATCAAGTGGGTTGTTTCGGTCGCGTTTTGGGTCAGTGGATACAAGAGTTTTACCAGTTTTTTCATCTCTTTCTCCTGGGTGAGGGTATTCTAACAAGCGATGGATAGTCATTGCTTGAATACCAGTAGCCTCAGTAATACGTTTAGCGGCTTTCCCTGTAGGAGCACATAAGACTACATGACACCCTTGTGAGTACAAGGCACGGTAAACGTTCTCTAGGATAGTTGTCTTCCCAGTACCAGCGGCTCCTGTTACAGCCACTATTCGTTGGCTGAGATCACAGCATTGTTCAATCGCTACCTTTTGTGTTTCGTCCAGTTCTAGGTTTCCGTTTGGGCTTGCGTCCATGTTCTTCATCATCTCCTATAGACATACTAGTAGAGTTAGCTTCTCTATGCTCAAGTAACATGGTAGCTACATGAACACTACACCATCTACAGAATGTTGCTAGTGATACACCAATGAAGGCGGCTTCTTCTTGTATCATATCATACTCTTTGTTAGTACAACGGACACGTAGATTACCGCCACGTTTCCCTGTGGAATTGGGACCGAAGCCTTGTGGAATTTCATTTGGAATTGGAATTGATATCTTTATTGGGGGTTCGTAAGACATTAGGACGCCTCTTGTGTGAGATAGCTTCTACGTCTTTGCTTCTGTGGCATTCATATGGTAAGTCAAGTTCATGTTCGATACTTAAGCCACAATGGATACAATATCCAGTGACTAAGTGCCACTTATGTTTGTTAGACATATCACACTTTACCTTATCCGTCAAGCATTATTTGTGTGTCAAGGGTTATTTTCACATGAAAAATCCCCCGGCGAGGGACCACCGGGGGATAATTCTTCTTGCCTACTCTCTGCGTTCCGACTTACGAGAGCTTTCGTACTTAAGCAAGGGCAACACGCTTGTAAAAGCTACCTTCCGGCAACCCGCCACTGTCAAGAATGTCCAGTAACTCATCGGAGTTCTTATGGACGCTCAAGATATCGACGTTCTCTTTGGTCAGTGAGATAACATTACCTTCGTTATCCTTGACTTGCATCACAACGTAGACGGGTTTCACGGTACGAGTGATTTTCTTTTTCGCTGTTTCATCAGCCATTGGCTGCCTCTCCTTCATTGAATGTTAGTGACAAGTAGAATACTACTATAGAAAGGGTGGGGCGTCAACCCTTTATAGTGAAAGACCCCTTCCTCACAGAAAAAGAATTGACGCCCCGATCACACTACCTAAGCAGCGTGAACCCGTTCGATGACAGGGCGAGTGATCCCTTCATATGTATCATGGCCGACTTCAAGAGCCGCTTCCATGCCTACCCACTCAGTGACATCGATCTTCTTAGCCAAGGTCGCTCCAATAGCTTCGAGAAACCGCTTGGTTCCGAATCGGGCCTGAGGATTATCCTCAAGTCCGATCCTACGGAAGACAATTGTCAACCCATCATCTGAGCCGTCTTTGTAATCAGCCGGGAATTGATCTGCGCCAATGTGAAAGCTCACCGCAGCGTACATAGTGCCACGCTGGCTCTCTTTTACTTCGACATCACGAATGACACCTGAGTATTTCCCTGCTGGAAGAGGCTCAGGCTGTTCTTGGTCTTTGAGATCGACACTGAACTCAACGATACTTGATAATGCTTCTGTCATGGTACTTCCTTTGTGTGCTGGTTAGTGGAACTGTTGATTATAGTGGTATTCCAGCTACTAGTACAGCCCCATAATCTAGTAGCTGGCGTTCGGTGTACATACTATATGTAGTACTAGGGTAATTCAATCTTCCGTCCATCATTCTCTACCCATAATTTATACCAGTCCTCGATACCTTCGCCTTCCCATGATTCAGGATCGAACTTCCAGGCGAATTCACTTTCTCCACCTTGAACGAACATCCGAGACTTCATAGGCTTTCGAAGGCGCGAGGACCGGATTGTGATCTTTCTGTCTTTACCTGTGTCCTGAAGATACCAAACTTCTGAAAATCTTATTGGTATTTCAGACTGCATTTTACCACCCACAAGTATGCTAACCATCATTGCCCCGGTCATCTCGTCCTTCTGTGGAGTATCTTCGTGGGCAATAAAGATGCAATGCTTGTTGTACTTGGCTGTTAATTTAACTAGAGACATAACCGCTTGCATGGTGTAGCTGTTACGTCTTCCGTATCCAGCTAGAGTTGGAGCCTCGAACGTAGCTCCTGTTATCTCTGTGATACCATGTTGTAGTGCCATCATGTTGAAGGATGTGATACTATCAAATACTACTGTTTGGATATCCTCGTGATCATCTAGCAACGCTTTGACACCACCAGCGTTCTCGTGTTTGAATGTCACTACCTTGTTAGGACTCTGAGTACTAAAGTCAGCGATGTAGATTTCAGGTTGATCCATCAACGAGCTTGTTCCGTCAGAGTCAAAGTTGATCCATAGGATAGGTCGTGGTGCGGTTGCTGCTAACGTAGTCTTACCTGCCCCAGACGGTCCCCAGATGATAGTAGACATCCTTCGTAGTTGTGTCTTAGGAGTTGTTATTGTTACTGTACCGAGATTCATTTCAGGTGCTTCAGCTTTTTTGGGCAAGTTTGTATCCTCCTAATTCATGCCAAAGGACATTCAGCATCATATTAATGTGTCGAACAACTAAGTCCTCTCTGTAACTAGACATTGTGTTATAACAAAAGAAACAAATTTTATCTCCCTTGGGGTAATCTACTTCGAATAGGTTAAAGAACTCATCGGCTGTCTCGAAACCACACCAGCTACAATTTTTCTCCATGTGTCACAATCTCCTTCTTCATTTCAAAGTAGTCCACCGTATCGTCAGGGAATCTTTTACCACAAAAGATTTGGGCCTCTTCGAGTGTGTCGAAAGGCCCATATACTTCTAGTTCCTTGGGTGTTACTCCTCTTATTGCCCCCCACTTGATCTCTATGTCGATCCCTAATCGTGTAGAGGACTCCATTCTTCTATCTCCATCTCATCCAGTATCTCTTGTTTCTCTTCTATGGTGTCAGCAGCACATAGAGGGAGAAACGAGCAGCTACGGAAATACCTGTTACAGCTATGGGTGTACATGGGAGCGCTGAGAATGTCATTAGTCCATTTCTGTTCCATCTCGATGCTAGTGACGAACCAGTTAGCCCACTTCTCAAACATGATAGGACTGCGATGGACTTGCTCACGCCTTATACCTTCCGCTGGAATCTTGCCGATTGGAATACGCATTCCAGAAGCTATGGCCTGGATACAAGGCTCTCCTGTGAAGGTACTAGAGGCTAGACAATATCCTGTGATCTGATGACTAAGTATCCATTGGGCTAGCCAATGGTCATCCAGCTTAGAACCTGTTTTCTCTTCTATGATGATGAGGTTATCGTGGTTCCAGTGAAGACCATCTAACTTGCCAGTGAAACGGACAATCAGGGTACGTTCTTCTCCGTCCATTTCATAAACAATGGTAACAACAATGTCAAAGGCAATCTCAATGCCTATGTCAGTGTCTATATCTTCTTTGTCTCTGATCCATATAGGATAGCGAGTCATGTCATAGGCATCTACGAATGCAATGAGGCTTTCGCTGATGTTACTGATAGTTCTTTGTCTGTCTCCAATATCGTCGTAGTACTCTCCTGATTCGAGTGCTTCAAGTGCATAGTTAATGACGTTAGTTCTATCGGATGCACCATCGGAAATGACGTTTCGGATACATGAATACCTATCATCCCCAAACATCCGTATGCCATGCTTCTCAACGTTAGCTCTTTGTATCTTACCTTCGCATTGAAAGTTCTCATACTGATACAGGCGTACAGCCGCAAAAGCTTCATGCGCTGCCGTTCCAGCTTCCAATGGAAGTTGCCGGGAACTGGATGGCATCCTTTTGTGACGCGAATAACGAAGGATACCCCATGTAGGGCAAACGTTGATGTTAGATAGTTTAGTGTGATCATAGGATGGAAGATCAGCATCTTCATCAGTCGCCATCCTTGTGTTAAGGGAGATTAAACGGAAAGTACTCAAAGGCCATTCATCCATCAACCGTTCCTCATCTTCTGTATCTCATCAACAGTGTTAGTGGCACTTTCAATAGTAGCTCCAAGCTGTAACAAGATGTCAGTGAGTTTGTTCATAGACACGGCTAAGGCTTGAATCTCTTCCTGTTGCGCATTGGCGGTTTCAGCCATTTCTGCTAAGACATGGACAACAACAGGTTCGGCCTTACCTATTAGTTTCTCTCGTACTTCTCTGCCTTTCATTTGTCTTCCTCCACTCCAAGACTATCAGAGAATTCTCTAAGTTCTTGTATTTCTTCTTCAAGCTTTTCTATTTTCTCATCATGATCTTTGATGATTTGTCTCACTTCTGCTATGGCATCGTCTTCGGTGTCATGGAAACTTACTGTGATACCGTCAGTTGTGATCTTCCAGGTCATAGTAC